ACAGATGGAAGCTACATATCGTAGAGGAGAAAGAGTAATGCCTGTATTTTGTGCACATTTGAAAGATGAACCTGTTACTTTCAAAAAAGCCAAGATGGGCAAAACTCGAGTCTTCACTGGAGCCCCTTGTGATTTTTCTCATGTTTGCCGAAAATTTTATTTGCCTTTAGTACGTCTTATACAGAATAATAAATTCGTTTTTGAGACTGCTGTGGGCACAGTAGCTCAATCTAGTGAATGGGGAGACATTCGACGTTACCTCACCACATATGGAACTGAGCATTGTGTAGCTGGAGATTTTGCTGGTTATGACACTAAAATGTTGTCTCAAGCCATTCTCGCAGCATTTGATATCTTAATCGAATTGGCCTCTTATGGCAAGTACGATGATGAAGATTTATTGGTCATGAGAGGGATTGCCAATGATACGGCTTTCCCCCTTATTGATTTCTTTGGTGAGCTTATACAATTGGATGGAACAAACCCTTCGGGTCATCCTCTGACTGTTATCATAAATAGTCTAGTAAATTCGCTCTACCAACGTTATGTTTATCATGAACTGAATCCAGATGCGGAGGTGAAAAGTTTTCAAAGCAATGTCAAGTTGATCACATATGGTGATGACAATGCTATGGGTATTCACCCCCGCTGTTCATGGTATAACCATACTGCTATTGCTCGCAAGTATGGCGAGATTGGAATAGAATACACTATGGCAGACAAAGAAGCTGAGAGTGTTCCTTTTATTTCAATTGATGATGTATCTTTCCTCAAACGCACATGGCGTTTTGAGGAGGCGGTGAATGATTATGTAGCTCCACTTGATCGTGATTCTATTGCGAAGAGTCTTACAGTTTGGACATACAGTAAAACTGTTTCCGAACCTGTTCAAGGCGTGGATGTTATATCATCAGCCATCCGTGAATATTTTTTCCATGGACGTGAGATATTTGAAGAAAAACGGACCATGTTGATGGATATTTGTGACAAACTCAATTGGACTCCCTATGTCAAGAAGTCAACTTTCCCCTCGTGGCAAGAGTTAATTGAGAATTGGTACAAAGTATCCGAAACCTTATAACTGTTTATGCAGTGAGGCTGGGGACAGTCTCTCACATCCAAAATCCGATTTGTATGATAGTTACCTAAATATATAGTATTTTAAATCTAATGTAGTATACTTTATTTATTGGATCATATATCTTAAACGTCACCAGAGCGATCCTCAAAGCCCCTATTTAGGGGAGGGTTAAGGTTACACCCATTTCTATATTAGTACTATCATTGGCGTGGGATTGCCAATGATTGAATTATAAGTCCTGCTGATAACAATACAATTAATACAAGTGGAGATGTCCACACAGAACATCAAGTTCAAGATAATGTAAGTGGAGGAGTTTCTGATAAACAGGAAGTTCTCCAATTTAACGATGAGTCTCCTTCCCAGGAGATGAGCTTTAATTATATTCAAGATCCAACATTTAATGATGGAGCTTCCAAGGATAATTCCTTGGCTAATTATTTTAAGAGACCTGTAAATATAGCTAATTATGTTTGGGCTGAAGGTGTTACTTTAAATACCACTGTCAATCCATGGCATGCATATTTTAATAATTCTTATATTAAGAAGAAAATTGATAATTATGCTCTTATGAGATGTAATCTTCGAGTTAAATTGTTGATTAATTCTTCTCCTTTCTATTATTCTCTTGGCATGATGTCCTATGAGCCATTAACTAATTTTCAGGGTCATGGAATTCCGGTTGGTATGGGTAGTGTAGGAGAAAGTGTTATACTTTCTCAGAGACCAAAGATTTTCTTCTCTCCACAAGATTCCCAAGGCGGTGAAATGTTATTGCCCTTCTTTTATTATAAAAATTGGTTGCGCATCACAGATGCATCCGAATTAACTAATATGGGTCGACTCCATCTTAAGTCATTGACTGAGCTTCGAAACGCTAATGGAGTTGCTGGTGGTAATGTTAACGTCCAAGTCTATGCTTGGGCTGAGGACGTTGTGCTGACAGCACCAACAGCCGGTTTGGCTCTTCAGTCTGAAGTTTCCTCCATCTCAATCACCCCTAGTGATTTGCATGATACATGCTTTATATGTGAGGAAAATATTTATGATTGTGAATGCAATGTGCAAGATTTGGCTCTAGAAGGTTCCAAGATATTTTGTGATAAGTCTGTTACCAGATGTTTGCATAGTTCTAGGAATATTCTTAATTTTCTTGTTCGCATTTTTAAACGACAAAAGCGGAGGAATTATCAACCTGTCCATAATATACAATTACAATCAGCTATAACTAATTTAACTAATAATGTAAATAAATATGTTTCTGGATATGGTAATCAAACTATGTCCCTTATTCGTAATGTTACAGGTACCACTGATGAATATGGTAAGGGTCCTGTTTCTAGAGTTGCTAGTAATGTTGCATCCTTTGCAAAACAACTATCAACTGTCCCAATTATTAAACCATTTGCTACTGCTACTTCTTTTTGTGCAGAGGCAACTGGTCGTGTTGCATCGTTTTTCGGTTGGAGTAATCCACCAGTGATTGATGATGTTCACGCATATCGGAGTAGCATTTTTCCAAATTTTACTAGTCCTGAGATTTCTAATCCAACAGAGAAACTAACACTTGATCCAAAGAATGAATTGTGTATTGATTCTCGTACTGTAGGATTGGATGGAACTGATGAACTTACTATTCCTTCCATCTCACAGCGTGAATCTTATATTGGATCTTTTGGTTTCACTCAAGCTAATGCAGCAGAAACTTTGCTGTGGTCATCCACAGTTAGGCCTTCTCTTACTTGGTATGATTTATCTGCTGGAGGTTATACACCCACACCTATGGCACACATTTCTCAAATGTTTTCACAATGGCGTGGGGATTTAATATTTAGATTTAAATTCATTGCGACCAAATATCATAATGGTCGTGTCATTATTTCATGGGATCCGTATACCGACATCACAGGCATTTCAGATTCAGAAACTGTGAATTATACTCAAGTTTATGATTTGTCTGAAGGTTGTGATGTTGAAATGCGTATTCCTTATATGCAAGAAACTCCTTTCTTGGATACTAGTGGATTTTCCACGACATATAGTGCCATCACCCCGCAAACAGGTGTAATTGGATTGGATAATGGAGCATTGACAGTGCGTGTTCTTAATGAACTCACAGCACCAGATGCATCATCATCCATCGATTGCGCAGTGTTTATTCGTGCTGCTGACAATTTTGAATTGGCAAATCCCCAAAATATTTATAAATATTCATATTTTGAACCGCAATCTCAATTATCTGATCTATCCTATGAACTTCAATCTACTGAATCTTCGCTGGTAAAATCAGACATGAGTGCACAAAATGATCCTGTGGATCATTTGTATATGTCTTATATGGGTGAGAGAATTCGATCAATTAGGACTCTCCTAAGAAGATCAGCTTGGTCTACTACCTTGCGTGTTCCCAATCCAGGAGGAGCCAAAATTGAAGATTATATGCTATCTAGTGTGTTGCCGCGGTATCCACTCCAATATGGATATGATCCCAATGGTGTACACACTACAGCTACACTCCTACCCTTTAATTACACAGCTGTACATCCTTTGAGTTGGATGACACCCTGTTTTAAAGGACAGCGAGGTGCCACAGTTATAACTGTTAATCCTGCTGCTCCCGAGATTATTCGTTCTCTGCATATGACACGTTTTAAAGAAACGAAAAGTGCAGCTAAATTATTGAGGCAATCTGGTACTGGTACTGCGAACAACAATCGAGTGAACCATACCATTTTAAATGGTGGTGGTTATAATACTGTTGCTGGAGGAGCTATTACTAATACTAAGACGGCCGCGGGACTTCAGTGTCATGCCCCCTTTTATTCTAGATATCGTTTCGACGATACATCCCCTCAAACAGCATTTCTGGGTAATTCCCTTACAGGGACACTGGATGATGCTGTGGTGCTATCTAGCACAAGTTCAGGGGATGGACCAACCATGGGAGATGCTCGTTATGAGATCTACTATGGCGCGGGAATAGATTTTAATTTATTTTTCTATTTAAATGTTCCCGTTATTTATGATCAGTCTACTGTTCCAAGTCCAGGCTGATTCACTATTAAATTATTTAAAAACATTGCGTGTATGTTGCGCATGTACCACTTTAGTGGTTGTAAAGCACATTTAACCCTGATGAGGGTCATTTGAATTTTTTATTGTCTATGTGACATGGTTTCAATTGACCCGGATGGGGTCAAGGAATTTGTCCATGTGCAAAGGCATAAAATTTAAATGTTTGAATGTTGCAGAAGAC